ATTCTTACACGTGTCCGATGAAGATTTATGTTCAAGATATGGCAGAACAAAATCGTTACATCGTAGAAATGTTTGAAGCGTATCCAAAAAGCGTTTCTGATGTACAGTTAGATTATGCAAACAGAGATGTAATGAAACTTCAAGTGACTATGATGTACAAATACTGGAGATCATATCAAGTTGCATATACAGTTGGTTCAGATATTGCTAAACCGGAATTCTTTGATTATACTAACAACGTTAAAACCAATCAGTATTACAATAACTTCTCTGACTTTCAACAAGACTATAACACAAAGTATGGTTCACCAGAGAATTTGTTAAACTATACAGGCAATACTCCAACATTTTTATAATAAATAGACAACTATGACTGTATAAATTGCTATGAAAATTGATGAAACTCTCTCTGATGTGTTTGATATTGAACCGATGGAAGTAAAGTCGGGTGAACTCATCACAACTAAAGGGGAAGTAGTTGTTCCTAAAGATGAAAAGATTGAATATGATTACGACAAAACTCGTAACAACCTTCACAGTCTTCTTCAGTCTGGACAAGATGCACTAATGCATGCGCTGGAAGTTGCAAAGTCTTCAGAACACCCGCGTGCATTTGAAGTTGTTGGTAATCTGATGAAACAATTATCAGATGTTAATGCACAACTTTTAGATTTGCATGAGAAAAAACAGAAATTAGATTCACCAAAGACAAAACAAGAAGAAGCAACTGGTTCTAAACAAGTGACGAACAATAATGCTATCTTCGTTGGTAGCACTTCTGAATTGAACAAGATGTTATCGAACATGAATAAAGGATAATGACTATGGCACTACCGATTAGCACAACTCCAACATATAACCTTACTATCCCATCAACTGGGAAGAACGTTAAATACCGTCCGTTTCTTGTTAAAGAAGAAAAGGCATTGCTGATTGCGCAACAAAGTGAAGATCCTATTGTTATGGTTGATACCATAAAGAACATTATTAACTCTTGCATTCAAGCAGATATTGATGTAAACACTCTTGCCACATTTGACATTGAATATATCTTTGCTCAGATTCGTGCAATGTCGGTTGGTGAAGTTGTCGATCTTATTTTCTATTGCGATGATTGCACCAGCGAAGATGCTAAGGTGCAATTGCAGTTTGACCTTACTAAACTTAAAGTTGAAAAACCAGATGGACATACAAACAACATTGAATTGTTCGATGACATCGGAGTTATTATGAAGTACCCTAGTATCGAAACTATTACCAAGTTACAGAACCTTGATGACGCGAATGTTGAGAATATTTTTGATATAGTCATTGATTGTATTGACTACATTTATGATAGCGATCAAATGTTCTATGCTAAAGATTATACAAAGGAAGAACTTGAGCAGTTCCTAGAAAATATGACCTCAGAACAATTTGGCAAAATTCAAAGTTTTTTTGAGACTATGCCAAAGATTAGACAAAAAGTTGATTATACTTGCCCAGTTTGCAATAAACAACATAACAAAGTTTTAGAGGGTATTCAAAGTTTTTTTTAATGTGCCTAAGTCATGATGACCTAGGCAATTATTACAAGATGAACTTCGCGCTAATGCAATACCATAAATATGCATTAGCAGATATAGAAAATATGATTCCGTTTGAACGTGAAGTGTATGTCGCTATGCTTATTAAATTCTTAGAAGAAGAGAAACAAAGACTTGCGTCCAAGGGAAACTAAATGGCATTGACTGAGAAAGATTTATTAGCATCTATTGCTAAACTTAAAGAAAAGAATGCTCAACAACAAGCACCAGTTGAGCGTATGTCTATGTCTGAGTTTAAACAGATTCATGGTATCAATGCAACTAGCGCAGATGTCGTTTCTGAAAAATCCACTCAAGTTTTAGAAGAGCAGCAAGAGCAAGTAATTAAAGCAGTTTCTGATAAAAACTCAGATGGTCTCTATAAAGAATCAGTTGAACAAACCGAAGCAGCACAGAAATCAGCAGAGTACCAAAAAGAACAGTTAGATGCTATACTGAAATTGGGTAAGAGTTTTGAGTCTGTTAAAAGTCCTTTAGAAAAACTTGCCGATAAACTACAGGCATATTCTCCATCTAACATTAAAGAAACGCTTCTTACTAAGATGAATATAAAGATTCCAGGTGTTGGTGGTATCTTTGATAAAGCAATTGCAAAAGAACGTTTTATCAAACAAGAAATGTTGCTCGGTTCTACTAAAACAAAATCAGAAATATCCAGAGATTTTAAATCTTATAACGAACAGTCTAAGATTATTCAGAAAAACTCTACAACAATCAACAAGATAAAAGCAGCGTTGCCAGATGCCTCGGAAGAACAATTAATGAGAGTTCCTGAATATGCTAAGGCAAAACAAGAGAGTGAAGTAGCAGCAAAAGAGTCTGGTAAATTTACAGTTAAATCCGCTCTAATGTCACCAACTAACGAAGACGTTGGATCTACAACAAAACAAAAACCATCTAAACGCCAACCGCAATCTGCTGGTGCAATCGTTCCAGACAACATTAAAGCAGCAACATCATCGCAGACAAGAACGCCACAAACTAAAGCGGTAGAATCCGTAACACCGCCAAAACTTGGTTTTGTTGATAAAGTTCAGAAAATTGGCGGTGGAATGGTTGGTGCTGCAAAGGGTGTAGCAGCGATGGGTGCTTCTCTATTAGCACTAACTCTCGGTATTAAAGCAATTAGCACAGTAGATTTTGAGTCAATAGCGAAAGCGACTGTTGCTCTTGGTGGAGTAGTTGTTGTTTCTAAGTTAATAGGTAGTGCTTCTGGATCTATGTTAAAGGGAGCATTAGGTATTGCTGCCATTGGCGGTGCATTGATGTTAGCAAGCAAGGGATTTGAATCTTTCGCAGAGTTGGATTGGGAAGCGTTAGCAAAGGCAGGAGTTGCTCTTGGAGGATTAGCACTTGCTGCTGCTGGTATCGGTGCTTTTGTTGCGCCAATATTGGTTGGCGCTGCAGCGATCGCTGCTATTGGCGGTTCTGTTATGGTTCTTGCCAGCGGCATAGAAGCACTTTCCAATGCTATGGATAAATTTAAGTCGCCAAAAGTAGTCAACAAACCAGTAGTTTCTGGAGAAACTGCTCCGCAACAAACTAATAATATCCAACCGCAAACTTCTTCAAGTCCTAAAGGAACTAAAGAAGCGTATGAGCAAACATACAATAAACACATAAGCGAGGGTCGTGCACCATTTGCTGCGAAGATGCTTGCAGATAAAGAACATGGTATGACTGGTACTGGTGTGAGTGCTTCTGCACTTCCATCCGTTAGTAAAGCACAACCAGTCTCTGCGAATGCTGTCTATAATGCTTCTGCTGAGAACGCAGAATCTGCAGCAGCATCTAATGCTGGCACTACGAATAACGTTGTTGCGCCAACCACAGTTAATAATACTAACAACCAAGTTGGTGGGTATAAACCTGATGTTCGCAATCAAGATTCTTCATTTAAACGAATGCTTGATAGTAGATACGTACCTGTATAATGAAAATCGCCCCTTTCGGGGCGATTCGTTTATTGCTTTACTGATTAGTCTTCATCAGCAATTTTCTGGAAGTAACTCAGAGCATCATCGTCGTCATCTTCTTCCATTGCGGGCGCTTTGCTAACCTTTGGTGTTGGAGCAGGTGCACTCTTTGCTACAACAGGTTCAGGTTTCCAAGGAAGTTCGTCTTCTTCGTTCGCTACGTCAGCAGCAGTCTTCGGTGCAGCACCAGTGCCCGAAAGAACAGCATCCAACTTCTTCTTAAGTTCGTCATACGACTTGAAGTTCTTAGCATCGGTAAACTCACCAAGACGATATTGCTTGTTGGCAATCGCTAGGATCTCTTCATCGCTATCTGCAACAGGCGATGGTTCAAGGAAGACCGACTGATCGTAGTTCGGGTATCCATCTACCTTACGCATGCGCAGTTTGAAATCAGCACCTTCCCAGAAGTCAAAGACGTTTACGGGTTGTTCGTCTTCGAAAGTAGGACGTGCCTTATCCATGATCTTATCAAAGATCTTCTTACCAAACTTGAACAGTTTGACTTGACCTTCATTCTCAGGATGCTTCGGATCCGAGATGATCAGAACATTAGCGATAAAATGCAGTTTGCGCTTTTGCTTACGGGCAATTTCCTTGTTAGCATCCGAACCAGAATTCCAAAGTTGTGTATTCAGTTCACCGACAGGATCGTTCTCACCAAGAGTAGTCAGCGAGTTCTCGATATACCATTTACCAGTTGGACCTTGGAATGCATGAGAGAATACCTTTACCCAAGGTAGTTCGTCTTGTTCAGTCTTTGGTAGGAATCGGATTGTTGCAGAAGCATTACCTGCTTTGTCTGCTTCTAGTTTCCAAAAACGATCGTCTTGATACGATTTAGTTTCCGTTGATGGGTTGGCGATCTTTTCAAATGCATCGGTGATCTTACCGAAATCGTTATTGCGCATTTTACGTAATGTATTAATATCCATATGTACCTCGTATTAAAGTGTATTAAGATGTATGTTTAGTATGTGTGATAAAGATCTGATCATTCATCTCCAGTTCGTCTTCGAACGGATCGTCATAATCATCCTCATCATACGTATTTAGGACACGCATACCTTGCCCTTTACGGTTACTCGCATGTTTGGGTCGTTTCTTACTACGAAACTCGCCGTCATCATCATATTTACTGCCGTAATTCTTCTTACTGTTGCCCATGATTTAACTCATTAAGTTCCCATTGAAAATGGTCATAAAACTGTGCGAGTTTTTCTGGTTCATACTTGATAAACCCTTCGCACTTCTTGATTCTCCTAGCATCATCTTCCCAGAGAAGCATAGTAGAATTATCCCACTTATCCAAATATCCGACAAGTTTATTTAAGAGAAACATTGATTCAATAGTCAACTGTTTGCCAATAAACATCTTGAGGATTAAAGGATAAGTTCCTGAGACAAATTCAAAGACGTTCTTGGTATCAATCTTATTCTTTTCAACTTGAAACATAATCTTGGAAAGATCGTCTGAGAATACTCTAGTCAAAGACTGCTTACGCTTCTGCCATTCTATGTAGTTGTTTTCTGCTTCCGCGAGATCATAGATGGCAGCGTCATTACCATACGCAAAGTTGCTGACGAGAAACTGAATAACTGTACGATCATCAACGTAAGTTCGAGCAATACGCTCAAAAATGTAGCGGTCATTACGTGCCAGAAAAGTTTGTTCACTACCTTTAACCTGACCCCTAGTTTCGAAAACATTATAATTATCCTTCGTGAAATGCAACTTCAGCGACATGTAATACTTGTATACCTTAAACCCCGTGATCAAGTTTGTTACCCCACTTGTCCGTTTCTTCTGCCCAGTTACCAACGCACCAATCGTCAATGCATTGTTTAACTGCTTCTGTCGAATATAGAGAAATGTCTGCGTCTTTAAATTTGGCACGCATTTTGCCTGCCCAATATTCCCAATAAGATTCTATGATTTGATCTTCCGACCAAGTCTCAACTACGTTCTGTCCATATTTCCCTGGGAAGCAAATGGTATAGTATTTCATTCCAATGTCGCTGTCTTTGGTAGCAGGTTAGATTCTTTCATATCGAGTTCAATCTTATCTTTCAAAGATTTACTAATCAGTGGTACGACTTCCTCTGGTTCAAGATAGTTCTCAGCACAGTAATGCAGAACAGCATCCATGTGAGAAAGTCGTAGGTCTGTTGCCATCGTTTCGATGTGTAGTGAAAATTCCGTAGAGTTTTTAAACATTATAGGTGTTCCAGATAGTATTGCGCACATTTAATAAGACCATCAATCCGATTATACTCTCGTAACTTTGTATGGTACAGATCCCAGATTGGTGTATCGGTTTTGTCTGGGTTCATCTTACGCTCAAACTTATCGAGAAATTTCGTCATGAACGCACCAAGAATTACCTTTTCTTTAATCAACTCTTGTTGCATCTTTTCAAGGTTTTGCTTATCATGATAACGGTAAGCATCAGACAGCATATGTGCGGTAGTCACTTTCTTCACCTTTTCAGTTAGAGGATGAATCTCCCCATAACTAATAACGCTCGACTTCACTTTTGGTTGACCTAGTTTCACTTATTTTTCTCCCTATCAGCGGCAATGACGGCACGGACTATAAAACGTGGGTCAACACAATCCCATCCGTTAGTGCTAACCCCTACTTTGTTTTCAGCAGATTTAATGATTTCGTCGCAAACATCATCCGTCAGGTCTTTTGTACGGACAGGGGCGGCGTAGTCGCCTAACTTGTCAGGATTAAAACGGATTTCTAATGTGGTGTAGCCATTGCTTTCTCCGTGGATTGTCACCACAAAGCCAGCCTCCCGCGCCATGTGGATGATTTCATCTTGTATCACTTGTTCTTCTCCCTATCAGCGGTAATGACGGTATCAATCAAATTCAAAGGTTCTCCCGTCCAATCCTTGCTTGTAAATATCGCCCACTTCTCATCGTCCGTCAGGTCTTTTGTACGGACAGGGGCGGTGCACTCAATATCAATACCATGAAATTCCCAGAACTGTCTAAATCCTTCTTGAATGACTTTCGCGCGATCAATAATCGCTGTATTCTGCTTTGTTTGCTTCACAGACTCAACTGGGATCGCACCAAACTTTTCTTCATACCTACGCAACTGTTCTTTACCGATCGCCTCCCAGTCAATCATATCTTCTAGTCGCTGTCTCGCTGCATCAATCTGCTCGCCTTTAGTCTCTTGTAATTCTTTCATACGAACTTCCATCGTTCTAAACCCTTCAGGGATAGTTTCATTGGCAACATAGATTGGATACGGATGCCGCGATCCATCCCAATAGTCTGATCCACAGACATCACAATGTTTAATAACAGGCATACCATCTGCAGATTGTGCCAACGTATCTTCTAACACAGCAATGACTTCATTGCACTTTTCATGCTCGTCTTGACCTGGACCATAATCCCACAGACCATCCTGCAGAGCACTAAGTGCCAATTCAATAACTGATTTATCTACTAGAATTTTCATTTATTCTTCTCCCTATCAGCGGTAATGACGGCACGGGCAAAGCGGCGCACCCATTCTGCCGGTGGGCAACCATGAATTGCCTCAATCTCATCATCCGTCAGGTCTACTGTATGGACGGGAGCGGCATATAAGTATGAACCAAATTCAACGTGCTTTAGGAACATAACATCCTTTCTCATACCCAAACCAGCAACGTCTTTATTATAGACATACGCTACCGGCTCCTGCTCTGTTTGCTTTTGCGGCAAACCGGCCTTTGCAAATGCCTCATCAAAAGCGGTAGCAAAGCGGTCTTGTTGCTCTGCCGTAAACTCCTGCTCTGCTTGCTGCACAGGTGCATCATTAATTTGCTTAAGCAGATACCTCAGACCCACTTCACCATATTCTTTTTTGATTGTACGCTCGATCAAACAAGCGAAACACTCACCTTCGCATAGTGGATGATGCCAAGTCAGTTTTGTTTCAGTCATTAACCTCTCCGCATTCTGCTAATTTCAACTGCTTCCTCTGTACTGAAGACAGGTACTGCATTTGATTTATGCATTGTAGCAATTCCGACGATGGCGGATCCAGTATAACTTCTGGATACTGGTTTACTACAATCTGCCTTCCCGCTAGTAACATGTGATTCGATATGTTGCGTTTCACGACGGTAAGGTACAGGTTGTGTGACTGCCATTGCTTGCTGCGTCTTTGTACGATTCGTTGTCTTCTTCGGTTCATACTTCTTGAGTATCTCCTCCCACGATGCCAGCAACTGACGCTGTTTCGCAGTCGGTTTACGTTTCTTACGTTTCGGGATATGCGTATGTATCAGAGTCATAATAATAGATTATACCGCAATTAGGAATTAAAGGCAACAACTGCTTTACACATAGCGATAAATTCAGATTGCTTAAGGTTCGATTTTGCTATATTGACACACTTTGCGACTAACTGCACGTTTGACTTTGTATATCCCTTACTCGAATCAATTCTGTCGATACTCACCTTTGTTGCAGAATTAAATTTTGTTGATAAAGGAAGACCAGATATCGCACATACTCCATTACTTTCAATAAACATCTGCTCCAGATTTTCTTTTGTGAGTTTAAATTCAATGTTACGTCGTTTGGCACCACTTTTTGCAGTTGCCATCATTTCAGAAATAAGAATCTTTGCATTGACTTCTGAGTTTTTTCTTCGTGTTTTGCTGAGTTCTAGGTTCCTCTCTCGATTTTTATAGTAATACTCTCTACCTTTAATAAGTTTCTCTTCTCGATTGAGAATATAGTATTCTTTACTTTTTGCCAGTCTCTCTTCTTGATTGCGGCGATAATATTCCCGTTGGGATCGCCTTCTTGCTTCTCGCCGTTCTTCTTCAGTAAGATATTTCTTATGAGCACCCATGATATAACTCCAAAGTTAAACAACAAAACCACTAGTGTCTTTGCGTGCCTTGCCTTTTGCCTTTAGACCAACAATAACACCTTTCGGATCTAGAAAGCGCAGGTCGGTTTCGTCGCCGTTGATCACAGGACGACCAAGATACGTTTCTGGAAGACTACGGAACACCGCAGCGACATTTAGACCATTCGATGCTGCCAGACGCACGTCCATATCGTTACCATCTGCTTTCGAGAAAGTCAGGTGATAATTCTTGATATGCGAAACTTTACGATTGTTGACTTTAGTATAATCGTAGAATTGAATATCAGGGAACAATTCGAAGATAGTCTTACCGTCAATGCGGTATTTCTCCCACGATAAGTCAGACGTACCATTAAGACGGAATGCAGGAATGTAACCGAGTTTCTCTGCTTTCTTAATTCCTGCTTGGATTTCTTTGACTAACAGAGTCATAAACTCATCGCGCTGTTCAAAGAACATCTTCGTCTTACGGATACGTGCTTGTTGAATAATATTGGTC